GTTCAATTAATATAGCATCAACACTATTATCACTAAATGGTAATGGTTTTGTTATATCAACATCCATGTCGTAATTTTCCCACCCTTGTAATCTGTTACCACCACAACCAAATTGTATTTTCTTATTCATAATTAATTAAATTCTCCGATTTTAATGCTTGTAATTCTATATCTGTTATTTGTTGTATATACCAACAGTGATCCTTAATATTAAATGGTCTATCTCTATCGTAACCAAACGAAAATTTTGTACCCTTTGAAGCCCCCGCAAATTTCGTTTCTGGTAAAACATCGGCATCATTTGCAGTTGATAATTCAGCGATCATACTTGGTATGTAATCTCGTTTTACTAAAAATAGAGATTGTGCCACGCCCATAACCTTATTGTTTCCATATATAATACCATTATCTTTTATTTCGTTATACATAGTTTCAATACAATCACCAAACCACAAACAATCCTGTTCTTTATAAATAAAATCAACTCCGTTTACATAAGCATGTATCATCCCATATACAACACCAGAAGTCCATCCACACAACCTACCTGTGCGTTTAGCAGTTATATAATCTCCAACATGACCTAAATTATCATAAACCGCAAGACTATGTACATTCAATTTATCATTTAAATCTGGAGAATGTGGTCCAACAAGATAAATATTTTCTTTGGTATATTTCATTGTATTTTGATACCAAATATCAAAAAAACTAATTGCGGAAATATTTCCGTGTTTTGGTGAAATAATATTATCTACATATCCTGTATAAATGTTATATTTCATGTGTAGTTCTCTTTTACTCCATTATTTATAAATATAGCATACCCGTTTCGTAAATTTTGATTACTCTTAATTAATGACCATGAATCGTTTCGAATGAGTTCGTGAAATATCTGATTACATTTATATGCACTAAATACATCATCCAACATAAAACAAGTAGTTTTATCTTTCAATAACATAAATTCACTATATCCCGTAAACTCACTACCGTCAATCAATACTGCATCATATTTTGGTAACACATATTCAGATGTTAAAAATCCTATATCTGGTAAATGTTGTACATCATGATCAAACCAAGATTTTACTAATGCTCTTGAATAGGTTAGTGATATTTTGTTGTATGGGGATAACCAAACATCATCAAACGATTTTGGTAGAAATGTATACTTATCAACACTACTCATAAGATGTCGGTCTACATATTCTTCTTTTACTGTATCTACTAAAATTTTAAATCTATCGTGATTAATTTCTACACATTGTAATACTTTAGGTTTATCTAATTTATTCATTCCTGCTATAAAACATTGTGTCGAGCCACTACCATCCCAAGAACCTATTTCTAGATTAGTGCAATATTTATGCTCTATTATAGTGTCTCTGATAGCTTGTCCAAATTCGTCATTTAAGGTTATTTCGGCCATATACATTCTCTCTTTATGTGGACTATACCACGATCATCATCTAATTTAGTATTGTTAGTGTCAACAATTTTATACATAGGAAAGTTCTTAATAAAATCATAAACTGCTTTATTAACCTCTTTAATGCCAACAAAATCATCAACAAATATATTAGTGACACCCAATTTATCACAATTAATTAAGTCGCTATAAGCCGTATTGTAATCGTGTCCACCATCTACCCAAGCAAAAGTAATAGCCTTATCTGTTTTGGTTTGTGGTAAAATTACTTTACTATCACCGTGTAAATAGGTGATGTAGTTTCCATATAATTTATTCAAAAAATCAGTAGCTTGTTTGGATTTATTTTGTATACCCAGTGTAACAATAGTACAATCAGGTAAAATTAATTTACAGAAGCAACAAAAATGTCCAAGTTCTGTACCGACTTCTAGGATATATTCAGGTTTTATTTCCAACAACTTACGTTTCAAATAATTTAATTGTTCTTCTCGTCCTGCGAGTTTGTTAGGATTAAACCCTAACGCACCTTCACCTAATCCAAATTGATTTAATTGTAATACGACTAACTCAAAATCTTTAAACATATTATTCTCCTTCAATAATTTATCCTGATTTAACGAAATTACAAGAGATTCGTCGTGTACCCATGAAAAATAATCACGTAATTTTACAGGAAATTGTGTAACTCCCTGTAATCGTTTCCAGTGTTCTACTGCATTGGTGTATCCGTAATACTTTTCTTTTAACTTCAATTGTTCTTCTAATGCATACGCATAATGATTAAATATCCATTTATTTTGTGAAGTAAAATTCTTGGTTAAATATTTTTCTGAACCAGCAACTACGGGTGGTTCGTGTGTAACGAATCTTGTACTATTTTTAATGATCCAAAGTCTAACCCACTCATACGAGTTATCACCATAACAATTCTCGCCTTGTGTTATAAGATGTTTTCCGACAAAGAAATTACATTTGAAAAACATAGCATTAAAATCGTTTGGATTATTCTCACAAAAGGTGAATAGTGATGTTAGAGTTGGTATATCCCAAAATTCATCCATATCAATCTGCATTAAAATAGCATTCTCAACTTCATGCATAAAGGTGTTACACATTTCAGTTTTACCATTCCAAAAACCGCTTTGACTACGGATAACTACGATTTTATCGGATTTGATAGAATCTAGGTATTCAGTCGTACCATCAATCGATAAACCGTTTTTATGAAATTCGTCTGGTAACTTCTTGCACCATCCCGTATCGCCAACAGGATTAGCCACACCCTCTATAATGTACCACTTATCGAACATTTTGGGTATGATATTCACCTGCTCTTTAATAAACGGCATACCATTTAAAATCAACGTAAATGCTACCTTCTTCATATTATCTCCCAATTTCCACGCAATCTAGGCATACCTTTGTGTGTGCCATCTTGTAATTTTGCGTCATAATATCCTGTTTTTGTTATGAGTACTTTATCTGTTTTTATTTGTAATTGATCGACTAAATTACTGAAACAACTTTCAATTAATACAAGTTTCTTCGCTCGTTCTAAAATCGTTAGCCAATCAAATATATCATCCGTATATTCATTTAATTCGATGATATCATATGGTTTTCCGTTTAAATTTAACACCACATCTGATTGACAATCTGATGATTTTTTCTGGTAAACTACGTAATCAGGGTTTTTAATTAATTTATTGTATAAATCTAATTCTCTATCATAATCTCTCTTGATATCTAATTTCCATTTTAAATCGAATGGTACATTGGATAATTTATACTTAAATTCATCAAAACTCCATAAATCCTGTTGTGTGTATTGTTGGGTTAATTGTTGTGTCTGTGGATAATGAAATATCAATTCTAATTTTTGATGTTCTTTAACAGCTACTCTAGAATCATGCACACACATATGCCAACTTGGTTCAATAGGTAAAAAATCAACATAATCAACATGTCGTTTAAACATATTAATATAAGGCTTTAGAATAGGCCAGATTATATCGTAACCTTGCTCTTTATAATATTTTGCGATAGGTAAACATATGATAATGTCACCTATACGCATTGGCTGTATTATACCTAATGTACTCATGTTTTGAAAAAATCTTTCTCTAGAAGTTTCTCATGATCCTCTGGAATCAATACGAATCCGTTTTGACGACTGTTCTTTAAATATTGTGCAAAATAATCATCCCATACTTTACTTAGATGTTTGTATTTTGAATTTTCATACTGTTTCGCATTGAATTTAGATTCCACATCATCAAAAGACCAATTCTTATTGTGCATCTCATGTAATATTGACGGTGGAAATGTGTTCTGTAAAGGATCGTTAGTCAACTTTTTCATGATTCCTGCATAATGATGATCAAACCATACAGAACCCATTAAGAAGTCTTCAAAATGATGTTTATTAGCTTTATACCAGTTATTATTGAATACAAACGTATCAAATCCACCGATCTCCCATCTGTAAGGTATTATCTCACTTGTTAACGATTTCAAGGGATAAATATCTAATCTATTACATGGTGTAGCTTTAATTTGTTCTGATAATATTTTAGTGATTAGTGGTTCAGTTATCAAAATATCGCTATTAGTGAATACAAAATAATCAGCATCAGTTTCGCTAAGTACGTTGAAAATATCATTAACGAATGGTAGCTTTTTCTTACCATCTGTCACATCTCTACTTGATCTGGTTAATACAGGTAAAGTTTTGAAATCATCAATAAGACCAGAAAAATCATCCATGAATTGTACATCATAAAGAGATATTTCAGAATGTCTACGTTTTAATTCCCGTAAACATTCTTGTGCTCGTGTCTGACGATCATATGTATTAAAATAATTGGTTCCTATAGTTATTTTCATGTCAATTCTCTGGAATAATTAGTCTTGATATGTCTTAATGTTTCCTGAACTTCTTCTGGTGAAGCGTCTTTTATCTGTGCAGGATAATGTCCATGTAAATGTTGGTACAACTCGGCACCGTTATGGATATTACGTTTCCATTTAGCATCATCCTTAGTAATACTAGAATTTTCGATAGCTCCTTCAATTTCTTGAAGATATTCCGTACTGTCATAGATATCAGCAAAATTCCAGAATGGGGGATGTAATCCAGCTTTGATAATCCTGTAAGTATGTTCAACGTGTTCCCATGCGTTTTGGAATCGTTCATCAAAATAACCACAGTTTGTGATAACTCCCTTTAAGAAATATGAGAACATAGCTACTGTATGCTTGTATAAAGCAATTTGAACTCCATCACCATAATCGATAATACATCTTGGATTAATTGGGGAATGTTTATCCCACTTATCTCTACCAGCTAGATCGAGTTTAAGAATTTCAGGGTCTTGGACACGATTTAAAGGACTTCCCGGACCATAGTTCATATGCCAAATACCTGATTTACTTGCAGCTTTGATATATGTTTCAAAGACATCAGGACGCTTGATAAGCATATCATCTTCGATTAGGAATAGATGTTCGCAACCGTCTTGTTTTAAGTAGCGTAGGGCTTCGTTTTTTGAAACACCTACGCATTTATTTGTTGTATGTTGAATAACTTCTTTGATTTTTGATGGATATGCATCACTTGAATATGGTGTACCGTCATTAATAACGACTAGTGTACCAACTCCATCAGGGATAGTATTAATACATTGTTTGAAAAAATCCACTCTATTGTAGGTCACTACACCAATTCCGATTTTATTATTCATTAGTTGCTCTCAATCTTTACTTTAGTTAAAGCTGTGTTATAAATCTCATCCATTTCAGCAATTATCTTATCACGTAAATCTGGTTTATCAAGTAAATCTACATATTCTGGTATAAGAACAGGTATATCCATATCAACTGCTTCATAAACTTCTGGTGTCTCAATAGTGCTTCGTTCACTAAAATCACTACCTAAATCCATTGGTTTCAACGCATTAAGACTAGTTTGTAATTTTTCAAACATCTCATAATCTAATTTCTTATCGACAATAATTTTAATGAAATTACCCGGTATTCTGCACTTGATTTCTGGACGTTTTTCTTTATCCATTAAATCTGATAACTTAATCTTGTAATATTTTGGACTAACATTGTTCGGAAAGAAGTCAATATCATCAGTCTTGATGTCCATGATATAATAGCCTTTAGTATCGTCTACATCACTCCATCGTTGTGCATATGGACAACCTAAATATAGAATCTTACCGTTGGGGTATTTTCTTGCTTGTGGAGTGTGATAATGACCACTATAAACATTTGGTGCCTTTGATAGTAATAGATCAGAATCAACACCATGTTCACAAATCTTATTGTTATTGACTTTAAATGTATTAATTTCGAAGTGTCCAAATATTCCAGATAAATCGTTAGGTAGTGTGTTAATATCAACACCCCACGGTACAAAAGCGTATTTCTTACCTGACCATTCAGCTATCTCCAATTTGTCTACAACTGTGATATTTTTCCAACCTTTTAAGATACTAATACTATTCACATCTGCTTTATCATGAAAGAAACTGTCGTGATTACCAGTTATTAATACTACATTAAAATTGTACAATCCATCAGTAAAAGTCTTAAAGAAAGATTCGGCTACATGAAGGGTTTGCACACCTATATCTGAACGATCATTAAAAATATCACCTAATACAAAGATATCTTTAATACCTTTGGTAATAAGTTCATCACGTAACCATACAGCATAATCCAACATAATCTTATGCCATACCTCACTGTTAGTATGAATTCCAAGATGGATGTCAGAAATTAAAGCAATTTTTGGGTTGTAGATATTTATCATGTCCCTATAATATCAAAAGATTCGATAAAGTCAATCTTAGTCGCAAGTATCTACATGATCGTTAACTGTGATTCTTCTTCCACTAGTTAAAATATCATATTCACGCTCTTGATGTTCCTTTAAAAGTGTGTGTTCTTTTTGTTCACTTTTAATTCGACCAATAAATGCATTCCATACGATTGTAGTAAAATAATTGAATGCTTTACCACGTTTAACATCAAACTTCTTAGATTTAATAGTCTGAATTTCTTTAAGTAATCCATCCCCAATCATTTCATCTTTATAACTATAATTGATGAAATTTGGCATAAATGCTACACGATTCGCAATATTATACAGAATCATAGCCAATTCATCAGAGAATTTATCAGTATCATAGAAGTCCTGAATTAGTGTTTCAAATGTATCATTATCCACATAATACTTTTTCTTTTCTTCTTTAATTTTAATCTTTTTAATTTTTGAAATAACAGCAGCAGGAATTTCTTCAATTTCATCTGAATGGACTATTTCAGATTCTTCTAAATGTTCTGGATCATAAAGATGATAGTCTACATCTACAGAATTATCTACACAGACTTCTTTATCAAAATCCATAACTTTATTATGTCTCTTGGTTCCTGCTGATAATTTAAGCGTCTTTACTTTAAGTACTTTCTTTAATTTTGGTGATTTGGTAACTGATTTGGTCATTGTCATATACTTTAGTCCTTTGATCTAAATGTCTCATAGAGTAGAAAAGGTTATCGCATAAATCGAAAATAACTACCTTAATCTTACCCTCTAACTTACGGACTCCACGCCCGATACTCTGAATGTTTTTTACTTTGGCTTTTCCTGCCGAAGTGAACACAATATAATGCAAGTTTTTGATGTTTACACCTGTGCTGAATATTCTCGACATAGCAATACAAACAACGTTGTCTTGCTTCTCCATTAAAGCGGTTATCTTTGAACGTTCCTCATCTTCAACTTCTCCTTTAATATAATAAACCTCTTTATTAGGTAAATTTGATTTCAAAAATTCATATAGATAATCACCATGTTCAAGACGATCTATCAAAATTAATGTGTTCTTTGCAGTTTTATCGGCAATCTTTTTAATTACATTGTTTCTGAATACGTTATGATGAATATACTCCAATTCACGTTCATAATATTCCGTTGAAGTTTCATCTTCCTCACGCTCACTTATATGTGGTGGCTTGAAGTTTGGTGGACTCTTATGCTCTAATAATATAATACGTACATCTGTATCAGAAATGTGTTTATCAGCTACAAGTTGTTCACGTTTAGATTCATGGACAATAGGGCCAAAATGTCCAATAATACTCCATTGATCGATCTTCATTTCTGGTAACGTGCCAGTAAACCCGAAGCGATTACGTGTGTTTATGTACTTCAAAACGTTGGTGATTTCTCCGTCCTTTTTCCATGAATGGATTTCATCTGCAATAAGTAAATCAATCTCACCAAGGAAATTATGGATAACTTTATTCTCTGTAAGTTTCACTTCAAGTGACTCAAGTTTATCCTTCGCTTCACGCATTTGTAGTTGTAACTTCGATTTAGCGGCAGGTGATAGACTTTGATCTGTATCATAGGTTTTTTTCATAGTAAGAAAAATAATCTTCACCTTTTTCATCTCAAGTTCTACATTATCTATTTTACTGTAAAGAATATTTGGTCCACATATTACAATACTTTTACTACGATCTAATTCGTGTCCACCAGACCATCTTGAAATATTAATTGGATCAATACCGTATGATACCAATTCGTTGTAAATTTGGTCAATTAAATGTGTGAGTGTGATTAATAATACTCTGCTTTCTGGTTTGTGAGCCATTACAGTAGCAATAATAGTTCCTTGCATTAAAGTCTTACCTGCACCAGTAGGTTCAATAAGTAATCCATTTCCATTCTTCAATGCTTTAACTACACCTATACGCTGGAAATCATATAATTCCAAACTCAATTTTGTTAATGGTTCTTCTGCAAAGGGATATGCTGATAGATAACGAGCTTTAAATTGTTCAGAAAATATAATTCTGAATGGGGCATTTAAACTCTTTATGTAATTGATTATATCAACCAATAAACCTAATTCAAAACGTCCTGCTTCTGTAATAGCATACTTTCGTGATGGTATAAAACGTGCCTTTGATTTGTAAAGATTCTTCATCAAACTGGCCTTTGGGTCAGCCTCAGAAAAGAATTCACGTATCATATCGAGTGAATCACTCTTTATAATGCCTTTATCCCTTACTGAATCTAAATCTATTACTATGTGCATTTCTATATATTAACATACAAAAATAAGAAGTCAAGAATTATTTACTACATTGTCTCTTGTTTATTTAATTCAGTGAGATTTTTAATATCAAAAGTAATCTGTGACATGAGTTTTTCTACCTTTTCAAGATATTCGATAATATTACGCTGATCACGCATTTCTTTATCGACTTTAGTGATTAATTCATGTCTTTCAGCTTCTTTACTGGCAAGTAAATCGTTGATGGTTACTGGTGATTCGGATTTAATTTTCTTAATAAGATGTGAAATTGCTGTCTCTCGTGCTTCAATTAATTCTAATACATCTGCTTTATGATTCATTAAACGTGCAACCCATTTATGTTTAATTCCGGGTACCTTTAAAACCATATCCGACACATTTACTCTATCTAAATGTATGTCTTCATTTATCTCTGCTGTGTATTTTGCTAACGTTTCTTTAAGTGTACTCATATGTCATTCCTTACTACTTCAATTCTATCGACTTTACGAAAGTCTTCCACAAAATCTGCACCTACAATCAAAAGGATTTTACCATCATCAAGTTTATCCATGTGAAATAATACTTTGTTAAGTGGTTTGAGAATCTGTGTATATTTACCAATCTCGATCTCTTTTGGATCAGTACCATCATTAAAAACGATTTTTAAAGCCCTCATGGGAGTCTTTTTAGTGTTCATGTCTATAATTCCCATTCGATAAACGTTCTAATACAGAAAACATAGGTAAATAAATTTCATCATCTACACCAGCTTCTAACGTTATTCCGTACTCTTTAAGTGCTTCTTCAATGACTTCCATAGCTTTTAAAGAAATCGTAGTAACGTCTTCCATCCAAAAATCAGCATTTGTTTTACTCATTTGTTTATTCTCCTACTAAATAGTTTCATAGTATCACGAAAAGAGGATAAGTCAATGAAATTTTTAGACATTTTTAAAGCACATTTAAATGAAGTAGTAGACCTATTAGGCACTAAAACCTCAGATTTCGATCCTAAAATGATTAAAAAAGGTTCTAAAATAGAAAAAGAGCACACCGATGATCAGAAAAAAGCCGAAAAAATTGCAAAACAGCATACAGCCGAATTTCCGAAGAAGAAAGACTCTAAAATCGGTTCCGATTATTACAAAGAATTGGACAAAATGGAAGGCAAACTTAAAAGGGGTGTTAAGCAGAGTTTTAAAGATATGGTTGCTGAAATGGATGCAAAAGATTTAAAAGAAAACACAATGGCAGGTGGTGCTGGTAGTATGTTTGGCCCTAATGTTGTAACTACAGCTACACCATTTAGTGGTGATAATTACGCACCCGGTGATGCTCGTATGCCTAAGATTTTAGGATTTGGTTCGAAGGGTAAGGGTAAAAAGAAGAAACAGAAAACTCCTATGATTCGCAGAACGCTTGTGCGTGAGTCAAAAGAGTATAACAAATTTTTAACATCAACTCCTGAAAGTTATGGTAGTCAATATTTTACGCTTGATATTCCTGTTGGGGTAAATCCACCAAAAGTTGGTGAACGATTAATTTTAGATAATAAAAATGTTGTTGTATTTGCAGTAAGTTCACCAGATGATATTGCCAAAGGTAGAGGTGGTCCTGTTGCAAGAAGTATGGAAAAATATGGTATTGGTTATAAAGTAAAATGTCTACCAGAAGGTCATGAATATTTAAAACGTTTAAATGAAGCTCTCGTATCCAAAACTCCATTTTTAATCAGAAAAGATGGTATATCACTCAGAGATGGTTCATCTGATAGAGACTATCGTGGTTATGCTGTTTCTTGGGCATTTAATCCTTTACAAGCTATTGCAATTTATCGTAAGAAAATGTTAGCACAAGGTAAATCAAATTGGGGTAACTTTGATGCAGTAGAATTAACACCAGAAATTAAAGATAAAATTGATTCAAGATTTTCACACAGAACTAATCCTGCTCCATCGGTTGGTGGCCCTAAACCCGTTATTGATGGCACACCCGCAGGTACTGGTGGACAATTGACTTTAGGTATTTAATTCTAAATAATTGTCATGAAGATATGTGGTATATACAAAATAACAAATACAATCAATAATAAGTGTTATATTGGTCAGAGTATCGATTGTAGAAAACGTATTAATGCTCATAAACATTCGTTATATTATAATAAACATACTAATTCTTTTTTACAAAATGCATATAATTTAAATAAAGGTAAAATTAGATCATTAGAGGTATGCCATAAAAGATCAGAATTGCAACTAGGAAAGAAACGTGGACCATATGCCAAAAAAAATAAATAAAAAAATATCAATTTCAAAACTAAAAAAACACGCATGGAAATTATGGTCGTTAATAGGAAGACATAAAGGTTATTGCGAACTTTGTGGAATAAAATATAAAGAAATTAATATAAGGGGTAAACCTACCATATTAAATTCTCACCATGTTATAGGACGAGAAAATTATGCATTATCTTGGGATATTTTAAATTCTGTAAGTTTATGTTGTTATTGTCATAAATTTAGTGCCACTGGCGCACATAAGGGTGGTATTATTTTCTCAGATTGGTTCATGAAGAAATATCCTGAACGTTATGCTTACTTATTGCAAGTTTATAACACACCTGTCGAACTTACGATAGAATCTATGCAAATTTTGATCGAAAATCTAACAAAAACTCTAAATACTTTAAACGAAGCGAAGGAAATAATCGATGAAAAGTAACGAAAAATGTCTTTTATGTGGCAAAAGTGATGCAAGTAATCCAACACTCAATCTCAATGAGGCGTTTTTAACTGCATATGTTATGAAAAAATTGGCTGAACCATTTAAAAATACTGATGCATTCAAACTTGGCGTTATTGATGCAAATGGTAATTTAATTCACAAACCCGTAACACTTGAAGAAAAATTATCCTACACTTCAATCGATTCTTATATCACCAAAGTTAAGAAAATGCTTGGTTCTAAAACAGAACTTTTAAACCATAATATTTACCTTGAAAAGGCTACAGATGTTTCAAAACTTCCTATCGAATTATACGAAAAGGAATTAGCCTTCAAACATGAATTATCCATTATTGCTAAACATTTTAAACAGTGTTTACAAGAAGCTAATTCCCAACATCTTCCAACAGAACTCATCGAGAAAATAGTACTTGAATCTTTCATGTAAACTGCTATACTGTTAGCATGTTAAGTCAGAGTATTAAATTAATAGATTTTGATCATTTTTATCGTGAAAAAATCCATAACACAATTATGGATTCTATTTACGCATATAATCTATTCGAAAATGGTAAAATTAATTTACGCAATCGTGAAGCAAAACAACTTTTTACGAATTTTGTGATTTATTATTTAATTCAACATAAACCTGCTGATCCAACCATCAAAGAAGTATTTGTCGCATTTCCCGACATTTTGCGTGAGGATAACATATTCAATAATCCGAATATGTGCATATATGAATATGTGGATATCTCATGCCTTAGAAAATGTTTGAGGGGTGTACTCAAGTCCTTGTCTAGGTCGCACCCCGATCTAATATTCTTGGGCAAACGAGACACCTTCATGACGAATCCTGATCTTGTCGCACAAGTCTTTCATTCGATCCACCAGTTCAGACTATGAAATAAAGCCCTTAAAGCTTTATAAATACATAATAGCTTTAAGAATTAAAGCACAAAGCTTTATAAAGCTGTATAAATTTTTGTAAAGCTGTATAAAGCTTTATAAAGCTGTTATAAAGCTTTCCCAAAGAAGTAAGAAAGAAAGAGAATAAGAAAGTATAAAGAAAAAGAGAAAGAAAGAATGAAGAAAAGGTTTTCAATTTTCAAAGCTGAATAAACGCTGCGCTTTGCTCAGAGAATACCAAAGATATACTTTTGGAGTTGTAATTTAGCAGAACATTTGATAAATACTTTAAACACAGGAGAAATTTATGAGAAAATTTGACAGAGCTATTGAACAAAAAATGAAGATTTATGAAGCTGTAGGACAAGTATCAGCACCTAACGCACCTAAAACAGCAACGCAAATTGATCCCAAGACAGGTCAACCTGTAGTGGCACAATCAACACCGAATACCACCACTAGTGCTACAACTGGTGCTGGACAAGCTGCGGTATCACCAATTGCAGGATCACCAGCAACCACAGAAACTCAACCAAATTCCCCTACGACACCACAAATTGATCCAAAAACAGGTAGAGCAATAACACCAACTGTGCCAGTAACAGCACCTACAGCAGCATCTTCACCGGGTACATCTGGTGTTCCAAAACAAAATGTTGTTCCAACTGATGCAAAAACTGGTCAACCCGTTGTTGCAGATGGTATAACAGCCGAAAATCTTCCAAGTGTTATGGATAAAATTATGGGTGATACGACTATGCAGAAGACTTTTTCTGATTATCTTACAAAATTAAAAGCAAAAGCACCTGCCACACCTGCACCAACTGGCACAGTCGCACCAGCACCCACAACAGGAGTCTAAATGAGTAAATTTGACACATTAATCGAACAATTTAAGATGTTATTGGAAGCTGATTTACCTACAGTGAATCCAGCACCCGATATGGGAACTGCACCAGCAGCAACAGAAGCTCCTGCCGAAAATCCTGCACCAGAAGCTCCTGCACCTGAACCAGTTGAAAAAGAACCAACATCTCAAGCACGAGCAGCTTTAATTCAAACAGCCGTTTCTGCTTACATCGAACCTGAACCAAATTTGAGTAAAATGTTGATCACTAATGCAGATCAAATAAACATTCATAATGCAGATAAAGTTTTACAAGATATTCAGAAGCGTTTACCACCTACTGCCAACAGACATTTTAATAAAAACTTTGGTAAAGGTGGAAAAGGTGGTGTTGAAGTTGGTGAAAAGCTTGAATTGATTAAATTAGCTTGGAAAGCTATGTTTGATAAATCATCTGTCGAAGTAAATCCTGAAATTGCTTCAAAATATAAAGAAGTAACTGTTGACAATGCAGAAGATGCTTATAAAGATTTATCACTAGCATTAAGTTTAACATCTGAGGATTATACTTGATTAATCCACAAAGTATGATAAATTCTTGTAAAGGAAACAAATTATGAGAATAGGATTTTGTGGAGTAAAACAATCAGATCAGGCAGAATTTATTGATGCATTCAAGAAAGTTTGGCCTAGTTATAAAATCGATTTCGGTAGTTCTGTATTAACTTTCGGTGATCCTGACGATGTAGTAAAAGATCAACTAAAAGTTTTAAATGCCAGAATTGATAAAGCAATGGAGTATAATAAAACAAAGAATGTAGTGCATTTAAATACATCTTTGGATAGTTTGGTGGATATTTTCTGGAAAGCTTCGAAAGATGAAGCAGGATTTGATGATATTACGATCCAAAGAGCTATTATGTTGACAAAGCAGTGTATGTCATTTTATGATGTATTATTATATTTTCCACTCATGGCAAAAGGTGAGAATGATGCTAAAGTTGAACAAAAGGATGTAGAATGTGATAATTTCTACAGTGTTATCTTAGAATCGTATACAAAGGGACGAAGTTGGATATTTCCGTTCAATGAAGTCGGTGGTTCTTGTCCTATGATTGAGATTTTTGGTAGTATTCCAGAGAAGATAGAGCAAATTAAATTATATTTAACTCCTGATGGTGAAGCTTATTCTGAGAAAGATTCGCTTATTAGTGAAGCAATTCAATAAATAATTAAAATGGAGAATAACACATGAAATTTGATCAATTGTATAAAATTATGGTAAATGAGGCTTTAACAGCAGAACCAACCCCTGTTGAAGGTGGAGATATTGCAGATGAAGCAGAAGGTGCAGATGTAGATGTTGCTACAATCTTGTCAAGAAAGTACAGACCTAAAGACATGTTTGACGCACACGAAGTACTTGCATTGCAATCAGTGGATTTATCACATGATGAACGCAAGAATTATTCTAAGCTTTTGATTGGTATGGGACTTGTTGGACAGGTTAAGAACGGTCAAATTTCACCATCAGCAGCTTTTGATGAAGTTGAGAAGTTTTATGATCAGCATCAGTACGAGAAGAATCTTGCAAAAGAAGAGACTCCATCTGGAATGAAGGGTCATAGAGATGAAGAGGGTGGTGCTGGTGAAGGTAGACAACTTGGAAGTATGTCATCAGAAGAAGCCAAAGCCCTTGGTGTAAATCCTGAAATTGAAGAAGACCCATTTGCTGATCCTGAAAACTATGATTATGGTGATTAATGGATAAGTTCAACCAAAGCATCGAAAAGACCAAGAAATGCATAGAGCCATCAGTTTTATTAGAAGCTGATGGTACTCCTGCTGTATCTAATCCTCTTGATCTTTTGGGTAGTCTTGAAGCTTATTGGAGTAAAAAGGGTAGAGGTAATGATTGGATAGGATTTAAAAAGGCGGAAAAGTATAACGCTAGTAGTGTATTTTATTTGGTAGGTGGAAGTGAAAGTTTAGATGCATTAGGTAAGGGATATAAACTTAAAAATCGTGAAAATGCATTTAATAATGAGACAGGTTATTTACAGAAAAAGATTGAGTATGTACAAGATCACCTAGAACGTGCTATCATTAATCTAAATACAGCAAATTCTAAACGTCATAGAGCTAACATAGCGACTTATACTAAACGTAAGACTATACTCACACGTTTATTAGAATTATTAGAAAGTCAATTAGCAGCAATAAGTGAACCATTTGACGAAGATGGCACAATAAAAGGTAATCCAGCTATAACTGATACAACAACCTTTAATGCAGGATATACAACGTTACCATTATTAATATATAAAACTTTTGCTGGTGTTATACATCAACAAAATCAAAATTATGCAAAAATAAGTGACTTTGTTGATATGGAAATTAGATCAAGAGCAAAATATAGTATTAAAACTAAGTTAGGTGAACCTATTATTAATATGAGAACTGCCCAATTATCAATGATGGATTATATTAAACGACAAGAACAAGCAAATTCGAAATTACCTAAAATCATTTATATTACTAGAGCAAAAGCTTTAGAATATGATAAACAAGAAGAAAAAGGTGATACGCTTAGTAGAATGTGGAATAAAACTAAACAAGCTATTGGTGGTGATATTAAGACCTATACAAAAGGTCCGAATATGACATTGTAAGGTGTAAAATGAATACAGAAGATAAAATACAAAATAAATCAAATCCTGTTGAAATTCCACCAATTGGACCAGCAGATTTTGCTAAGGATGGAAAAGAGTTTGTAGATATATTTAATGAGATAGAAGGTGAATCAACTCATGATAAAGGAGTTGGATCGGACGAAGAGACACCTGATTTAAATGTACCTGCACCTGCACCAGTTGTTTCTACACCTGCATCGAAACCTGCACCAGCAGTAGAACAAACACCTAAAGTTGTAGCTCCACCTGTTGGAAAATCTTCATTAAGATTAGCTCAGACGCAACCACCACCAAAACCTGATAGAAGTGCGGAAATAGAACAAATTACTAGTTCACCAAGAGTTCAAAAAATAAGACGATCTAAATTGCAACCAAGAAAAAGTGGACAATTTATTAAGAAGAGTGATAGTCCAATAAATGCATCATTATATTTACCTTTCGATGATTATTACCGATATCTTAACGGTTAATAGATTCATTCAATCGTAATGTCGCATTTAAATCTGTATACGAATTATCAATAAAGAATTCAGGTTTAATTGAGTTGAGATTTACCTTGCAACATAATTCATTAATATCTTTGAAGGCTTTATAAGTTTTCGGCCAGATAAAAACACGTTCTTTTTGTTTAATAAGATTCTGGTACTTTTCAACTACATCTTCATTATCAAGTTGATTATCCAATATCCAAATCCTCTGAAAAGTTATATACTTACTTAATAAAGACTTCTGATGATCGGTAATAGTTAATCCTGCCATAGATACACCATTCTTACCAATAAACATACTATCAATCGGACCTTCTGTGATTAATAAGTACTCAAATTCTGGATCGATTTTATTCAACCCGAAAATAGTCTTGTCTGCATTAGCTTTGGAAAGATATTTTGCACGATTTGCGTCATTTTGAAAGATTGCTCGTGTTTGATAAAATCGTATTTTATTATCACTATCTTTAAAGGGTATACATATACGATTTTTATGAACATAATCCTTCAAACTGATGTACAATTCAGCAGTATTTGCACAAGTATCTAGTTTACGTTCATGAATGATTTTTAATGCTTCTTGAACTACATAACTATCACTGTAATACTTAACTTGAACTGGATCAGATAAATTAATTGAGTCTAGTGGTAATGTAGACATTTTTTTAGCGGGTGTGAACACTTCTTCGGCATCCTCTGAATAAAAGTGATCAAAGCCATTTGCTTCTTCAAGGATTTCTTTGTAATTCAATCCTGAGACTTGTTTAATCCAGTTTAGAGGATTCCATGACATGTTACAATTGAAGCAGTAAATTAAATCCTTATCAGGTAAGAACCAAAGTCTTTGTTTTTTACCCCAAGATTTACCTTCTCTGCAATGCCAACAACCACCATTTAAATCACCCTTTGCGAGTTTCTTAGGTTGTCCTGCGTAAATATTAAAATATTTCTCTACTAAATTGAAAGGCAATTGTTTCATCCCTAGTAGGATAACATATTTTATATTGAAGTCAATCGTTATACTTTAGTAGGAGCAGTTTTTGTAGCTTCTTTAGCTCTATCAGATTCTTGTTTAATAATAGCGTCATTTGCGCCACCACCAATAACCTGTGCTAATTTGCTCAAGTCTGCACGAATACCTGTAAGGATATTTGAACCTACTTTGATACCAAGTTGAGCTAATGAACCAGTAGTAATATCATTATGGATGGCAACAACACGTTCCAAGATGGAATTCAATTCTTGTGCATAACCATCAGCAATACCACGGAGTTCTTCAACGTTTGAGTTGACATTATCAGCACCAACAGCCACATTAGACACTTCTTGTCCTAATTTTGCTCTATCAGCAGGGTTTTCAATGGAAGCATCAAGCGCAGCCGCATCATTCATAGGTGCGGGAACAGCTTCGTTAATCAATGTTTTGCTAAAGTATTTTTCAAATTTTGTTGCCATAAGTGTACTCCTGTGTAAATCTTTATAAGTATTTATCATTTAGACTTGCAATTCAAGCAAAATATGTTAAATTATTAAACATGAAGAGAAATGATTACATTAGTTGGGACGAATTGTTTATGGGCATAGCGGAGTTGGCATCAAAACGTTCCAAAGACCCCTCTACAAGGCATGGTAGCTGTATTGTAAGGGATAATAAAGTACTTTCCATCGGATACAATGGATTACCAAAAGGATTTGATGATGATGGATTTCATGTTATTTATAATACAGATAAAATGCTTCCAAGTTTAATGCCTAAAGAAGGATTAGTATTCGATTATTGGTCTAAAGAAAATAAATACCCATATGCCGTACATAGTGAAGAAAATGCTATTGTAAATGCCAAACAAGATTTAACAGGTTCAACTTTATACCTATTTTCAGAAAAGGGTTATTACCCATGCTCCACATGCGCTAGAATGATTGCACAAAGTGATATCTTTGAAGTAGTGATGAAAACCGCTATTAAAGAGTCAACAAAAGAATACAATTGGGATCATACCTTACACATTTTTGATCGAGCAGGGGTAATTATACGTATTTTGGAGCAAACATGATTATACCAAATAGTCCTAAGTTGTTAGATAACGACTTTTTCAATAAGAAGTTCGCTAATAAATATCACTCTGATAGACATACTTTACGAATTGGTAATATAGTATCATTTATTTCACCTGTTAAAATGATTATAAATGAAAAGGTTTGTGAAAGTACCCAATCATTAAACTTCTGTTTAGAGATACCCGAATCAACTAATTACGCTGGTGTGGCAATTCAACAACTATTTATCACCAATGTAGGTAACATACTTTCCAAGAAGGTGTATACAGATTCACCAATGGAAATTATGAACACGGATATCATTGTGAAAAAGGAACATTCACATGGTGGCATCAATCAATTAGATGGTGTCGTATCAATGAATTATATCAAGAATCTTAACGGAACCATCCTAATTTATCTTGGATTATATAATGATGCAGGAGAATCTGCAATTCCAAGAGCTTTTTCCTTGCATTTAGAACAGGAATTATGCTATAAGTTTATGGATGAGGTAAATGGGATGTTTTACAACCTAGTGAATAACCTCTTTATAAATACAACAAAGATGTAATATGACTATTTTCAACATACTTGATGATATCTTCCGAAATAAAACCGGAGAACTTATAAATAATAATGAGTTCAATGACGCTTTACAAAGTCCTTATATGTTACAACGTTGGGTTAGCATGAATTCAACTCAAAATGCTTTACTTGTATCCGAAACCACTAATAAACTTTGTAAAGGACTTTCGGATGATAAGGAAATGTGGTACAAACTCTACTTAACATTGGTTGATAAGAGTAAATCATATAAGAAGATTCGTTATTTGAAACGAGATAAGAAAGTTGTTAATGAGGATAGAGATAAGATGATTGCAGAGTTAGCAAGACGATACGAAATATCTAAGAAAGAAGCTGAAAATAGAATGAAACAAA